AGTCTTGGAAGAAATATTTTTGGTGGCAATAGGGACGCCTTAACGACATTAGAATTATCTGATGGCAGTATTTTAAGTTCTGGCGCTGGTAAAACATCAAACGAAATTGCAACAGTTAAGCGTTTGGCAGATGAAATAGGTGCTGCTTTTATAGAAAAAGAAGAAGTAGATACTGATGTTGAAGTCGATACAGAAGTTGAAACTGTTTTAGATACAGTAACAAACGATGCCTTAACAAATGTTGAAAATATTTCTGATGATACCTTTGGCGTTGATGTTGAAACAAACGATGGCGTAGTAAACTCAACGGATACAATTGAAAATTATTTCGATAACACACTAACGTCAGCTGTAAATACGGCTGCTGGTCAGCAAACGAACATGGAGTCTGCGCTTACCACATCAGTAGGTGAGGCAGAAGATGAAGCCATTAGTTATATGGATTCTGGCACTGCATCAAATGTTGTTAACGCTGGGGGAGCTCAAGGTTTGTTAGCTGGCGATGATGAGGATGAATTTGATCCCTTCAACAGACGTAAAACCCTCATAGGCGCTTAATATGATGATTGGTGATAAGAAAAAACCAAGGAATATCGCTGGTATGATGGGCAAGAAGTCATCACAGCCAGCGCAAAAAATGGGTCAAATGACTGTGGATCCGCTGGAACGTGCCATGCAGAAGATGGCTGGTCGGACGCAAGGCGGTGCAACGGATGGCATTAAACTCAAAAAGAAACCAACAATAATGCAAAGTTATGGAATTCTGTAATGGCTGAAGTCACACCGCTCGTACAGCAGCTCGATAGGCGTTATAAAACGCTACAAGGTCAGCGCAGTAATTGGGAGCAGCACTGGCAGCAACTAGCCGATTTTATGCTGCCCAGAAAAGCTGACATTGTTAAAAAGCGTACAGCTGGTGATAAAAGAACAGAACTTATATTCGATGGTACGGCAATACATGCAGTAGAGCTCTTAGCAAGTAGCTTGCATGGTATGCTTACCAGCCCAAGCACACCTTGGTTTTCTATGCGATACAGAAATCCAGGGCTACAAAGAGATGATAAAGCCAATGAATGGCTAGAAGTGTGTACAGACCAAATGTACCAGCACTTCAATCGCTCTAACTTCCAGCAAGAAATACATGAATTATATTATGATCTGGTCGTTTTCGGTACTGGCAGCTTCTACGTCAGTATGGAACAAGAAGGGTTAAGGTTTGCGTGTCGGCATATTGCAGAGGTTTGCATATCTGAAGATAGCCAGGGTCGTGTAGATACCATCTATAGAAAGTTTAAACTTACCGCTCGATCTATAAAAATGCAGTTTCCTGACGCGACAATGCCCAAAACTGTGGAAAAAGATGTGGAGAACGATCCATACAAGGAACATGAAGTTGTTCATGCGGTTTTTCCTCGCTCAGAAGCCACTGGTGCATTTGCAAAAGATAAACCAGTAGCATCTGTTTATTACATGGCAGAAAGTCGGGAGCTGCTTAGTGAAAGCGGTTTTGACGAAATGCCGTTTATGTCACCGCGTTTTGTTAAAGATAGCGTCAGTACATATGGCAGATCTCCAGCAATGACCGCACTGCCTGACGTTAAAATGCTCAACAAAATGTCAGAAACAATTATCAAGGCTGCACAAAAGCAAATCGATCCACCGCTTATGGTTCCAGACGATGGGTTTCTAGGCACAGTACGCACCTCTCCAGGTGCATTGAATTTTTACCGATCAGGAACAAGAGATAGACTAGAGCCGCTGCAAATCGGGGCCAACAACCCACTAGGGCTAAACATGGAAGAGCAAAGGCGTAACGCAATACGTCAGGCATTCTATGTAGATCAGCTGTTACTGGGTCAGGGTCAGAACATGACAGCGACAGAAGTGTTGCAGAGGAACGAAGAAAAGATGAGGTTGCTTGGCCCTGTTCTAGGACGGATGCAAGCAGAATTGCTCCAACCTCTAATATCACGTTCTTTTGCATTGCTTCTCAGGTCTGGTCTCCTCCCTCCAGCTCCTGAGGAGCTACAAGGTCAGGATATAGATATTGAATACGTCAGCCCCCTAGCGAAAGCGCAAAAGCTTACAGATCTACAAGCAATGCTCCGTGGATTTGAGATATTGTTGCAAGTCAGCCAGGTAGCACCAGTAACCGATTATCTAGACGGTGATAAAATGGTGCAGTACTTGGTTGAGACAGCTGGACTGCCAGCAAGAATAATTCGTGGTAATGATGAGGTCGCGCAGCTCAGAGAACAACAGGCAGAAGCGGCACAACAGCAACAAGCAATGCAAGAACAAATGCAATCCGCTGAAGCTGCAAACAAAATAGCGCCATTCATTAAGGCCGCTGGAACAGTACCGCTAGAATGAAGGTAGAAGATTTAAAGCTTGCCTATCGCAGAGTATTTAACACTGACGATGGCGAGATCGTATTAAGTGACCTCAAGGCTAGGTTCGGTTTTGAGATAACCACGTATTCGGACAATCCATATAATTCTGCATTTAATGAAGGTCAGCGAGCAACTGTGTTGCTGATTGTCCGTATGCTGACCGAAGAAAAGGAACCACAACAATGAGCGAAGAGGCAACCCAAGACGCTGGATCTCAAGAAGTCGCAACGCAAGCTGTAGCAGAAAGCGCAGCTCCAGTTAATTTTTTAGATAGCCTACCAGAGGATTTGCGAGGCAATCCAAGTCTTAAAAACTTTACAGATGCTGGCTCCCTAGCAAAGTCATATGTACATGCTCGATCAATGATTGGCGCGGATAACATAGGCAAGCCACAAGAAAGCTGGACTGATGAGCAATGGACAAACTTTTATTCTGAAACAGGCCGTCCACAAGATACATCCGCATATGTCGCAGATTTCGACAATATACTAAGCGAAGATCAAGCGAACGGTTTTAGACAAGCAGTATTCGAGGCTGGTCTATCTCCAAAGCAGTTTGATAAGATTGCAGCGTATTTTGTTAATGAAAATGCTTCTATGGAGCAACAACACGAAGAAAGATCACAAGCAGCCTTTGATGAAGGTGTTGCAAGCCTACGCCAAGAGTGGGGTCAAGGCACTGAGCAACGCATTAAGCTTGCCCAAAACGCAGCAAATACTTTATTAGGCGGTATAGAAAACAACCAGTTTTTTACCGAAACAATGGCAGATGGTCGGCAAATCGGTGATCATCCAGAAATAATTAAAATGTTTGCGGCACTTGGTGAGCAAATGGGCGAAGATAACCTGGTAGGGGAAACGTCAGAGCTCATAATGACACCAGAGCAAGCCAAGCAAGAATTAAAAGAGCTGATGCGTCCAGGTACGCCTTATACGGACGGACAGCACCCAGAACATGATGCCTATGTACGAAAAGTACAAGATCTTTTCCAAGCAGCATCGTAACGTAGACAACCGATAGGCCTACACGCCAAGCATGTGTGACATGCAGATTGACTGCCTCAAGCAGTAAGCACGGCCTCGTAAGAGATAACCAAGCGCAGCAACCCAAAAATTAAATTGAAACAACTGTAAAGGAGAGACTTATGTCTACTCAAATCACTACAGCTTTTGTCAATCAGTTTTCTGCAAATATCCAAATGCTTAGTCAGCAAATGGGTTCGCTGCTACGTACAGCAGTAGATGTGGAAAGTGTGAATGGCGAGAAAGCTTTTTTTGATCAAGTGGGATCAACAGCAGCGGTAAAGAAAACAAGCCGCCATGCAGATACACCACTTGTTGAAACACCACACACAAGACGCATGGTAACCATGTCTGACTATGAGTGGGCTGACCTCATCGACGATAACGATAAAGTGCGTTTGCTCATTGATCCAACCTCAACCTATGGCAAAGCTGCGGCTGCTGCGATGGGTCGTGCTATGGATGATGAGATTATTGCAGCCGCACTGGGTACAGCACAAACTGGTAAAGATGGTGCTACATCAACTGCACTACCAGCTGGTCAGAAAATTGCACATGGATCTGCTGGCCTAACAGTCGCAAAGCTTCTAAGTGCAAAAGAAGTTTTGGATGCAGCATCTGTTGATCCATCAATTGCTAGAACCATTGTGGTTTCACCAAAACAAGTCACAGATTTGTT